TTAGCTTCATCACCTTCAACCTCATAACCTTTAATGGTTTCCTTTTCCCATATGCGGATGAATGATTTATCACCACTAATCCATTCACGAATTTTGAGCATTGATAATTCATAGCGCCCACTTGCAGCGCGTTCATAGTTCCAATCGAGTACGTTTTCAGGCGTAATAAGTGTGAGGTATGGGCGAATTTCTTGGGCCAGTTCATCAGCTTTAGTGTTGCCTGTTACGGCTGGCTTATCCATCATGATCCAAGCATGACCGTATACACCTGACCACATTTGAGCATCGCTCATAAACGAGTTTAGGCTTCGTCCATCAAGGTCAGCATCTTCAATGAATGAGTTAAGCGCCTGATCTTCTACTAAGTTGCCGAAGTTACGAGTGGGCGGCAATCGCCAAATGAATGACGAGTAAATATTGATCACGTTTTTGCAATGATTATCAATGGGCGTTAGTTCTAGGCGTTTAGCGTATTCTTTCTCATCTTCAAGAATATACTTGAGCAAATATTCCCCTTCGCGGTAATCGTTACCACCTAGATAAGAGCGTAAGTAAAACTGCCAATGTGGGGCGTTTTTATCATACGCTTTGTGTGTTTCTTTGATATTCATTAAGTCCACCTAGTTGGTTGTCGTTCTGCGCGGTCTTTACGCACAGGAAATAAATAATCCACACAATAACCAAGAGCGTCATTCATGTGGTCAAACCCCGAATCTTTGTCAGGTTGAGAAGTTCCTTCTTTGTAGGTATGTCTCTCAAGCCCTTTAATAACGTGTTTACATTTAGGATCAATAAGCAAATGCCGCTCTCCTGATGTGGTTTTTAGTCGGCTATTAACCGCGTTTATTCTGTCTCTGATTGGCGTATGTGCTGGCCTCACTCGTACCGTAAACCCTGCGTTTTCAAGTATAGATAAATCCGTCTTGCCGCCTGCGCTTGTCTTGCGTTGTCGTGCTGCTGGGTCAGGGTAGATAGTGATTGGTCGGTTAGGGTAGCGGTGATGTATTTCATCAGCCATTTCGTCAGTGTTTGACCCATGTATAACGATTTCATCAACGGCATGTAGTTCATTCTTTTCACGGGTAAACACCACGGCTGACATAGGGTTGATGTTGAAATCGACTCCGATGTGTAATGGCAAAAGTGAATGTGCATCTGACTTCTTTACCGACTGTTCACGCTCAAAGTTGTAATAGATAATCCCTGAGTAGTTAACGAACTGGGCTAAATATTCTTGATTGAATGTACGCTCATCAAGGTCACGCCTTGCCGACTCAATCTCTTTCTCAGGAACATTGCCACCATCAAGCGTTGTGTACTGAAAGCTAGACCATTCCTCACGCCCATCGATGCCATCAGTCCATAAGTCATAGAAGTGATTACGTCCCTTGGGTGATCCAATGAATAACGCACTGCCCTCCTTGTCAGATAGTGTTGGACGCAATACCTCAGTCCATGCCGTGATCTTCATATCTGCGAACTCATCCAGCACAATGAAATTCAAGCCAACACCACGCAAGCTATCGGGATTGTCAGCACCTTTAAGGGCTATGATCGACCCATTAAGAAGCCGTATTGATAGCTCACTCTCATTCTTCTTTTCGATGTACTCTCTCGGTATAAAGTCACATAGAAATAGCCATGCGATCTGCTTACTGGCTTTGTACGTTGGAGCCACATACCAACAGTGGCGACCATTACCTAGTAGTGCCTGCCTGACTAGCTCGACAATAGCCAAGTGAGTCTTTCCAAAACGTCTGCCTGCTACCACTACGCGAAATCTTGTATCGTCACTAAACACTTTAGATTGGGCTTTAGTCAGCCGCATAGAGTCCGACTTCGATTGGAGGCAGGCTAGTAATGGCTGTTTCTATCTTGTCAGTCTGTCCTAGCCAGTTCTTACCAAGCCATACAAGCATGGTTGGATTGCCCTCCATAGCGGTTGAATATTGCTTACGTCTTAGGCTCATTCTGCCGTTTGATTTCTTTTGGTCGAAATACTCCTCAAAAGTACAAGAATGTTCCTTTTCGCAAGCTCTAAATAAAGTGTTATAACTACAACCTAATACCCCTGCAATCTCTTCGCCCGTACATTGAATCGCACACATAGAGTCGACAGTATCCCAGTTGATTTGGAATAGTGGTCTATTAGGTGGTTTTTTTGGGGTGGTTTCTTTCATGGGAGAACCCCCGAAAGATGGAGCGTGTTGGTCGGTGCTGCCCCGCCGCTTGATGGGTGGTTCCCATCAGTAGCCTGCTTCACACGCTTAATACCTTTATACATTCCAGCGCCTCTTTTGTCAATATCAGAAAATGGTAATATAGGCACTGTTAACCTCTCTTTGTATGATTTATCAATAAAATAAATATACCTTAATTGGTATCCTTCTAATGGCGTAGCACCAGCCTTTTTAGCAGCCAAAGCACCAAACTTTCCGTTCACTATATGCGAATCAAGAGATTTTTTAGCTGTTATTGTCCCATCTGGCATCCTAAGCATTTGTGTATTTTTTTTTATACTAGTTAAATAAAATCCACTTGCTCTGTAAATAGTTCCATCACCACATTGAGCGCCATCACTAAAACTCACAATCCATTTAATTTGAGGATAGTGCTTTTTAATTAATTTAATGCAAATACTTATAGCCCTGCTTTCACTATTTTTTGGCAACACATCACTTAACGCCATACGATTTAGTTCTATAAATTCACTCCATAGTGAATCTTTAACCAAACCTGCTGTTTTTCGTTTATCTATACTTGGCCCAAACTGTAAAGCGCCTTCAAGTTTACCATTTAAGAAAATACCAAAATGAAGTTGGCTATTTGTAACTTTGCCGCTATAGTGTATTTTTTTAACTATTGATCGTGCCGCAGCCATGTTTATTGGTTTTATAATTATATCTTTTGCACTAGACATTTTGCTCCTTTAACCATTGTTCACAAATCCAAGCAATAGCATTGCCGTTGCTATTTTCATTTAGCCCTGTATCTATTTGAGGGCTTGTTTTTGCTTTTAATATTGCATCATCTATTAAATCAACTTGTTCATCGTGAAGTACAAATGTCTTTTGTTGAAAAGGGTCTCTGTCACCATCTGGCAATTCGGGTAGTTCAGCCTCAATATCTAGCAATTTGCTAATAACATCGGCATCAAAACCTAGCAATTCCATATCAAAATCAAGCTCATCTAAACGCTCAATTTCAACACGCAAAGAATCTAAGTCCCACCCACTGTTTAATGCTAACTGGTTATCTGCGATCACATAGGCTTTGCGCTGTGCCTCTGTTAAATGGGATAGACGTATGCAAGGAACCATAGCTAATCCTAACTTCTTAGCTGCCATTAGCCGCCCATGACCAGCTATAATCCCACCATCACCGTCAATTAATATCGGGTTAGTGAATCCAAACTCTTTGATGCTGGATGCCACTTGCAAAACTTGCTCGTCTGAGTGCGTCCGTGAGTTGTTTATATAAGGGATTAAAGCCCCTGTTTCTATGTGTTCGATTTGCATACTTTCCCCAATATAGTTTCTATGTCTTTCACTACAATTCCACTCTTAATCATATCGGGCGTACAGCGATACACGCGCCACCCATCCATCAAGGCAGCGTTGTACTTCTCGCAGTCTTTAGTGAAGCCTGAACCCCTTGTATGACGGCCTCCTGACCATACGCCACCTTCTACTTCGATAGCCAATAAGTGATCAGGATACGCGAAGTCAAAACGCCACTTACGGATTGCATGAAATTTATGCTCTCTTACTGGCTCTGGTAGCTTCACCGCTCGTATCTGTAATGCCAGTGATTCTTCTGCTTTACTAACGCCCAATGATTTGACCTCTGTGTGATTTAACATCGTCAATAGTTTGCTCTAAGAGTGTTAGTTCTGTCCCGAAAGCCGCCTCCCAAGTCTCCTGTCCAGCGTGTACTGCAATCCCATACCCACCGATTCTGTGATGTGGTGGGCAAAGTGGTATCACTTCGTAATTAGATGCTCGTTGCCCCATACCTTGCCCTTTGCGTATATGGTGTATCTCGGCAGGACTTTCACCGTGACCAAGGTTGCGACA